TCGCGGAGTCGCACGACATCGAGGGGCATGAAAGCGAAATCTCGCAGATCGCAGTCAATCGGCGTCAACGGAGACGGTTCGGTCAAAGGAGCCCCCCAACACTTTCGTTCGGCGCGTCGGCAAGGTTGCCGAAGCGGCAGATGCTGTCGTCGTAGTAGAGATCGATCTTCCCGATGGGCCCGAACCGGTGCTTTGCGAAGATCACCTCGCAGCGGTTGCGGGCGAGATCGAACATCTCGGAGTGATCGAGCTTCGCCTGCGGGCTGGCCTTGGCGCCCGGCGGGTTGCGCTCGAGGTAGTATTCGTGACGGTAGAGAAACATCACCGTCACGGCGTCCTGCTCGATGGATCCGGAGTCGCGCAGGTCGGAAAGGACCGGCCGCTTGTCCTCGCGCTTCTCGACCTCTCGGGAGAGCTGCGAGAGAGCCAGGACGGCGGTGTTGGTTTCCTTGGCGAGCTGGACCAGGCTCCCGGTGATATCGGTGATTTCGGCCGTGCGATTGTCGTAGCGACGGTCGGCACGGACCAAGCCGATGTGGTCGACGACGATCAAGCCGAGCTTTTGCCGCCGGCAGGCTACGCGAGCCTGAGCGCGCATCTCCGCCACGGATGGGCGGGCGCGGTCGTTGATCAGGATCGGCAGCTTGTCGATATCGCGCTGGGCCCGGATGAGTTGCTCGAAATGGTTGTTATCGACGGCACCCTTGCGCAGCCGGTCGATATCGATCCCGGTGACGCGGGACAGCATGAAGGTGCTGTAGTCGTCTGCGGTCATCTCGGCCGAGAAACACGCCACACCGAACCCCGCCTGTCCGGCGCCGAGCATGGCATTGGCGGCGAGCGAAGACTTGCCCATGCTCGGACGTCCAGCGAGGACGTAGAGGTTGCCCGGCCGCAGTCCTCCAAGACGCGTGTCGAGGTCGGAGATACCGGTGACCACGCCTTGCGGCCTCCCCTTCTCCTTCCAAGCCGCTTCGATGCCGTGGAGCGCTCCGGCGACGCCCTTGGACAGAGGCGCGAGCTCGCTGTCGGTCGTTCCTTCCAGTACGGAATCGAGGTCTTTGCCGATCGCGGCAACCGTGTCCGCAGCCGATTCGTTCGTGGCTGGGACAGAGGCCCGTTCCATGCCATCGGCGCAAATCGTCATCACGCGCCGGCGCACCCACAGATCGGTGATGATCCCGGCGTAGCCTTCCGGACGCGGATCGATCATGTGGCCGGCGAGGCGTGCGAGATAGACCGGGCCGCCGGCGTCCTTCATCGCGGAGTCGGCTTCGAACAGGTTCTTCAAGGTCACGGGGTTGGCCGGCGTACCCCGCTCGATCAGCCGGGCGATGGCGGCGAAAATCCGTCCGTGCAGAGGTTCTGCAAAGTGCTCAGGCTTCAGTTTCCCGGCAACGCGGTCGTAGGTCTTGTTGTTGTGGAGGAGCGCTCCCAACAGGCGTTGCTCGGCGGGGAGGTTCGCCAGCGGAAGAGATTCGGGAAGGGCGGCGGTACTCATGCTGGGGTCCTCTTCACGCGAAGCCGATTCGGAAGTCCGAGAGCGCGGGCGCGCTTCGTTACCGCTTGCCCGTGTCGCCACCCACATTTGGCCGCGATGTCCGCCGTGGTCAGGGAGCGATCTGGCCAGCACTCGCGGATAATGCGGTCGACCTCACCCAAGTCCCGCGCCGCGGCGTTGTTACGAGCCGGCAGCTTGAGCCGAGCGGCGGCGGCATAGACCGAGGTGCGGCGGGCGAAGCCGAGAGCTTTGGCAATCTCGATTCCGGACATGCCTTGCGCCCACAGTCGGGCGAGCTTCGCGTCGCGGGCGGGATCGACTCGCGGGTCAGACTTCGTGGCCTTCGCCTTCGCCACCGGCGCCGTCTGCCGCAGGCCATGTTGGGAATAGCTGAACACTAGGAGACGGGCTCCTCGGTATCGAGCTTCAGCTTCGGCAGTTCCGCGTTCCTGAGTCCGTTCAGGATCGCGTGGCATCGCAAGAAGGCGACCGAGCATCCCTTCAGGGCTTCGGCCAAATGCGCGGCGAGGCATTCCTCGGCGGGCGTAATGGGCTGCCCGACCGTGTTGGTCTCTTGGTGGGCCCAGGTGATGAGGTCGGCGGGGGTCATGCGGCTTCACCTCCGAACAGCGGCAGGTCGTCACCGCGCTTCTTGTCCTCCGGCACCTTGGCGACCTTCTCGCCCTCGGTCAGTCCGCCCTCGCCTTGCGCCCACGCGATCCGGCGGCGGATGTCCTCGACGTATTCGGCCTCGCGCTCGATCAGGACGGCGCGGAATCCTTCGGCGATGCAGGCGACGCCCGTTGAACCGCTGCCCGCGAAAGGATCAAGGACCAGTCCGCCGGGCGGCGTCACCAGCCGGCAGAGGTAGCGCATCAGATCCACGGGCTTAACGGTCGGATGCCTGGAACCAAGGCGGTCGTTCGCGTCGGCTTTGGCGGAGTAGAAGAACCGGGCGGCGGAGCCGGAATCGCCACGGGGCTCGAACGTTTCCCGCGGGCCGTAATCGCCGTAAGTGTTCACGCTGGACTTCGGGCCATGCTGCGGGCCTACCGTGGCGCGCTGCCCCCCAGCTTCAGGAAACGCCGCGACCACTTCCTCGCTACCGTCGTGGATCACGTTGGCGGGCCAGCGGCCATTTACCGGGCGCGGCTCACCGTCTTTGCCGAGACCGTTGTTCGTCTCGTTCCAAGTATTGCCCCCAGCCCCAGCCCCAGCCCAGCCTGTAGGCTTCTCTGCGTCAACACGGCACCCGTCGATATTCAGCGCCCCGGTGCCGTGCTGCAGCACGTTCTCGGCGACGGTGCCGATCAACGGCTTGCGGGCGAGGACGATGGGCTCCCATGCGGGCTTGAGGGCTGTGCCCCAGCCTTGCCAGTGCGCCGCATCTTCCGTCGCTGGGGCCGTATCGCAGGCGGTGAAAGTTACATCCTGCTTGCTGTACGCGCCCTCGCGCACGACCGTTGCGCCCGGCTTGATTCGCTTCGCGGTGTAGCGCTCGCGGATGACTTCGCGCTCGGCGCCCTCGGCTTTGTCGATACCCTTGCTAACATCGTGCGACTTCGGAAAGCCCGAACCATAGAGCCAGCCCACCTGATCGCGGATCTCAAAGCCCGCGTTCTCGATCGCGCAGGCGAGGCGGTGATAGGTCCGTGTGCCACCGAAGGCGAGAACATGGCCGCCGGGCTTGAGCACGCGGAGCACGTCGCGCCAGAACTCGGGATCGAACGCCGTATCGCCGGTGTCCCACTGCTTCCCCATGAAGCCAGCGGAGGCGCGGGAATAAACGTCGCCGTCTTTCGTCGGTGCGCTGCCCGGCTTTCCGAACCGCTTCTGGATCGAGACCAGCGCGTAAGGCGGGTCGGTGACGACCGAGTCGATGCTGCAGTCGGCGAGCCGCTTTATGACCTCGCGGCTATCACCGTGCGCGACCTTCACACGATTCGGAGGCTCAAGGCCCCAATCTTCGGGGAAGCCGGACGTCATGCCGCTCTCGCTCGAACCGGAATGCCGAACTCAGCGAGCGCGGCGATCACCTCGTCCAAAGAACGACAGACCAGCGGCACCGGGCATCCGGCGGCGCGCAGACGCATCGCGCATTCGCGCTGGGCGGGAGAGAGATGGCCCGTCGCGCATTTGAGCTCGATCCAGCATGCGCGACCGTTGTGAACCAGGCACAGATCGGGAAGGCCGGCACGTCCGCCGAGCCGCTTAAAATCGCGCTGCGCCTTGAACCCGCGCTTGCCCTCGTTCACCGGATGGAACCAGAACACGGAGGGATCGAGGGCGAGGGTCAGATACTGCGCGACCGAGGCGTGGAGTTGGGCTTCGGTCACGCCAGCACCCATACCGTGATCATCTTCCCGCGCCGCCCCATGCGCCTGCGGCCGGACTCCTTCACCTTCGGGATGTGACCTTCCTTGGCAGTGGACAGTTCGCTGAAACGCGGGCGAATGCTGCCGTCCTCTTCGCCCAAGGCATCGGCGCACTCATCGCAGGTAATGCCGTAGTCGCCGGCCTTGGTGACTTGATCGAGAACCATGACGCGCAGCCGGTCGGCCCGCTTCTTCACCGAGCGCGCGGCAGCTTCGCTCGTGCCGCAACGCTTGAAGCCAGGCGCGTCTGGATAGCGGTCGCGGTAGGTCAGGAGATCGGGCAGCGGATTGTTCATGCGGCTGCCCTTATGAACTCCGCCGCGACTTCGGGGACGATCGCGTTGCCGTAGGCGCGCAGTCGTCCCACGCGGCCGGATACCCCATGAGCCAGCGGCTGAAGGCCGGGTTGAGTGCGCCGCGCTTTTCCGTCGGTGCAGGGGAGCCAGAGGGCGTCGGACCAGAAAGATGCGCTTGATCGTTCAGCCGAACAGCGTGCCTTCCCTCCAGATACCGCTTCGCCTGTCCACCCCGATCCCCGTCGCCCTTCTGCGGCGATACCCACCCCGCCACCAGGTCCACCGTCTTGCGGCTGGAGTCCGTGTTGCCCGCGAATCGGGCTACATGCTCCAGCGACACTGTGTGCTTCCTTCCATCGAGCGTTCTTCCCGTCGCGCTCATCTTCGACGGGTCCACGCTCCGGCCTCCGTTCGGGGTATTCGGAGTCGGCCACCCACCACAGTCGTTGCCGGATGTGCGGCGCGCCGACGCTCGCAGCGCACAGATCGGCGGCCCCGACTCCATAGGCCAATGCTTCCAGGTCAGCTCGTACTCCGGCGAGCCAGCGGCGCCCAGGCGCGCTCGCAACCTGCTCTCCAAAGACGACTGGAGGCGCGCAGACGGAGATGAGGCGTCGAAACTCGGGCCACAGATGGCGCTCGTCGGCTTCGCCTTTGCGCTTGCCGGCGGCGCTGAACGGCTGGCAGGGACAGGAGCCGGTCCAAACAGGTCGAGTGTCGTCCCAACCGGCCAAGCGGAGGGCGAGCGACCATCCTCCGATTCCAGCGAAGAAATGGCATTGGCTGTAGCCGCGGAGGTCATCGGGCGATACCTCCATGATCGAGCGCGTGTCCACGTCGCCTGGCGCGATGTGCCCAGCCGCGATCAGGTTCCGCAGCCATTGAGCGGCGTAGGCGTCGATCTCGTTGTAGTAAGCAGGCATTCACCCCATCCTCGCGGCGCCGGTGCGCTCCACCACGGAGCCGTCAAACTTCTGGCGGTGGGATTTGTCGAAGCCGCGCGAGCGAATGACCTTGCGGTTCGGCCGGAACGTTCCTTCGGCCTTTGCCCTGATCCTCCTGCCCTTCGCAATCAGCTTTATGTCGAGCGCGGTCTTGGCCTTGTGGTGCGCTTCGCAAAGCGGCTGGAGATTGGCGGGCTCGTCGTTGCCGCCGAGATCGAGCGCGATGAGGTGGTCGAACTCGAATGGCCCGGTGGACATGCAGCCCGGATGCGCGCAGCGACCATCGAAGCGCGCGACGACTTCGGCCTTCACCTTCGTGGAAAAGCGGCGGCGCTCCATTACCCCCGCCTCCCCTTAAGATCGCGCCCGTCATCCCTCTGCGCCGTGGTGTGGACCGACGTAGAGGCGATGATGGAGGCGGGGGAATCCGTGTGACGGGATGCGGCGGAAACGGCACAGGTGCCGCTTTCGTGCTCGCTTTTTGCCACACATCCGAGAAAATTTTTTTGAGTGCGCGGGTTGCGCTCGAGATACGCGCCGATTTCGTTGGTAGATTTCCGAACAGGCCTGCCGCGTCCACCGGGCCGGTTCCACCATTCAAGCAGTTCGCGGTCGCCCTTCTCGTCGCGCAGGCGCTCGATTGCATCGGCCTCGCGCAGCGTGAAGTGATTGGCGAACGGGAACATCAAGCTTGGTCCCCCTCTTCCGGCAACGATGCGGCAAGCTGCTTGATCTGCCGCAGCATCTCGACGGCCTGCGGCATCAGCGGCGATTCGAAGCCGAGCCACTTCGCCACCAAGGCGCGCAGCTCCGGCGTCTGTTGCGCGGCGAGGATGAAGTGCTGCCACCCGATGCCGGTCTCGCCTTCGCGCAGGTTGTAGACGTGGCGCGGGCGGAACCCGAACTTCGGCGCGACAACCTTGGCGGGCTCGCGGCGGGCGATCTCCCGCAGCACCGGGCCGCCTTCCATGTCGAGTTGCGCGATCGCGACAGCCGCGTTCATTGACCGCACTTTTCGGTAATTTGAATTGCAGGACATTGCATCGCTCCGTGCGCTTTCTTCTGGGCGCAACGAAGCGGAGCTTGAGCAGAGCGATGAACGACAACGACACGACCTGGCGCACTCTTGGCAGCGTGACCGCCGGACTCGTGGAGAGGCTTAGAGAGGGGCGAGCGGCGAAGGCTGGGGGTATGGCCCTCGCCGCCCGTATCTCCGGCACGGCCAGCGGGGATCGAGCCAGCGACGGAGAGAACGTTGAGGAAGCGGTCCCGGTCCGGACGTGCGGACCAAGACGATGAAGAATGCGCCGGCGCTGACCCGCTACCGAGCCACGCGATCATGGATCGCCCACGGCTCCACAGCGTTTTGCTTTGCGGTCGACGATGGAGAACTGATCCGGGTCGAAGTCGACCGCGAATTGACCAAGCTCCTGCGGGAGAAGATTCCCGAAGACTGGTGGCCGTGCTGATGTTCCCCCGGCGCGCCATGGCTAGGCGGCCTTCCCGCGTGGGCGGTTTGGCTCGGCGGCGTTGCCGCCGGAGGGCTCCTGCGGTGCCTCTGGATAAAGGTCAGGGCGGAGTTGATGGCGCGTGATCTTGCGACCGGTCGCCTCCTCGATCTCGAGGACACGGCCGCGCGGCACCTCATCCCACTGGGAGAGCGCTTGGCGCGAGCAACCCAGCAAATCCGCCAGTTTTTGAGTGCCGCCCACGATGTCGGCGGCTTGCTGAACAATTTCGAGCATGCCCCCTTGTAAACCATGCTTTACGACAATGCAAGCATGCTTTACAGCGCCGTCGCCATAGTCCGGCCCATGCAACAGCAACTCACGCTCGGGCAACGGATCAAGTGGGCTATCAGCGAAGCTGATATGACCCCCGCCGACCTCGCGCGCGCGCGCAAAGTGTCGCGGCAAGCCGTAAAGCAATGGCTGTCCGACGAGACGGTGCCGACCGGCCCCAACCTTGTCGGCATCGCCATCGACACCGACGTCGACCCCCAATGGCTGGCCACAGGTCGCGGTTCCCCCATGGGAACCACCAAGGGATCGCACGTGAAGAGAGGATCAGATAAATCCGAATCATCTGTGGTTGAAGTGAGTCATCTGCATGACCAAGCTGCGGACTTGGTTTTAATCCGTGAACTCGACGTTAGAGCGAGGTCGGGGACAAGCGGAGGGCTGATCGACGTGGAAGACACCGATGAAGCCACAGCAACGGTCGCAGCACACGGATTCCCGAGCGCGGGCTTTCGTCAGCTTTATGGTGCGGAGCCTGATCGCGTTCGCATCTTGGAGGTGGTCGGGGACTCGATGGAGCCGACCCTATTTCCCGGTCAAAAGGTCATGGTCGATACGCAAGACCGAGCGCCGACGCCGCCGGGGATCTTCGTAGTCTTCGACGGCTTCGGCCTAGTTCTCAAGCGCGTGCAGTACGTGGCCCACTCCGACCCGCCGCGGGTCAAGATCAGCTCGGACAACAAGGAATACGATCCTTACGAGCGCACCCTTGAAGAAGCACATATCCAGGGGCGCGTGATCGGCGGCTGGAGGCGAATGTGACGCTCGAGATCGTTTTCACCGTCATGGCCGCATCGCTCCTCGACCCGATCACGATGCTTGGCTACGTCGCCGCCGGCGCCCTGCTCCGCAACGCCTGGGCCGCGATCGGTGCCGGGGTCGCCTGGGCCGGCGCCATGATCGCGCTCGTCGCCCATCTCAATCCCGGCTACTCCATGCCCGTCCCCCATGTGGCTGGCCGCCTCCTCGGAGGTGTTCTTGTCACCGGCCTCGTGTTTCTCCTCGCCAGCCTGATCCGAGCTAAACTCCGCGAACAATAACTCGGCTGGCCATTTCTTCCGCGCGCAGCAAAGACCCTGTTCAGGTCAAAAGAAGAGCCGAAAAAGGCTCCTGATTAGCCAAAAATCTTCAATGGGTTAACGACAGAACCGGTTTGCGCCGGGTGAAAAACCGCCTTCCCGTTGTAAAGCATGCTTGACGATAGGTCCCGCCGGGTGTAAAGCATGCTTTACGAAAACGACGGAGGCCCCCAATGCCCTCTTCATCACTCTCCAGGCTCGCTGAACTCGAGCAGCGCTATGACGGACCGATCCCGGCTTCGGCTCGTGCGGCGGTCGATAACCCGCCGTCCGTTTCCGAGCGTATCGCTTTGCTCCGCGAGGGCATGGCTTGGTTCAAGGCCGAGGCCCGGAGGGTTGCGCGCGAGCGCCGCGCCCATCCGACCTACTGGAACGGGCTGACCGAGAACGGCAACAACCTCTGCGTGACGTGGCGCACCTACCGCGATCAGGTGCGGCGGCTTGAGGCCGAACAGGCGGCGGCTGTGCCCCGGAAGGTGATGATGATCTACCCCGGCTACATCGTCAGCCAGATCAAGCGCACCCTCGGCCTCGCCGTCGCGGCCAGCGACATCATGATCGATCAGCACCAGTCGAACGGGCTGTTCGGCATCCATCAGGCGCGCGCCCGGATCAAGGGTGATCCCACTGTCTACCGGATCATCGTCGCCCCGGCCGATGCGCCGATCTTCTGCGGCAAGGTCCACGCGGACCAGCATTTCACCGAGCGCCTCGACGATGAGGCGCGCCCGGTCGGAGAGATCACCACCGAGATCGTTGGCAACTTGGCTCGGGAGCTCGGCTGATGCCGCGACTCTCCGCCCTCCAGATGGAGCCCTTCATGCTCGCCGACGCCCCTGTCCTCACCCGCGACCAGAAGTTCATCGACGACTTCGTGGCCGGACGACTCACCGAGCAGCAGCTTCGCCGCCGACTCAGGCAATTCGGCTGGCACGACTACGAGATGGACGAGCACGTCGACGCGATCCGTGAACAGCGGCGCGACCGTCGCCGGGCCAACATCGGCGCCGCCCTAGTGATCGCCTTGGCGCTCGCGCTCGGCATCGCCCTTCGCGTCGTTCACTGAGGAGGTGGAGATGATCGATCTTTTAACGCCCGTGAAGGTGGGGATACCCGCTGGCAACATTGTCGAGTGGAAGGCCGCCGTTCTGATCGGCCGTACGATCGAATGCCAGCCGCGTTACGACGTCCGCTTGCTGGACGGCGGCTATCTCTCCGGCATTCCCGACACCTTCGTCGAGCGAGACATTCCGGGAGTGGCCGCGTGAAGTACGAAGCCCTTTCCGCCGCCGAGAAGCTCCTGGTCGACATCATCAACGGCGACAAGCAAATCCGCCTGCTCGGCGATGCCCGCTTCGGCAACTCCCTGCAGCAGCGCGGACTTGCCCGCGTGACCTATCCGCCCGGTGAGCCCCGCAGGGTCTGCATCGCGCCCACCCAGCTCGGGCGGAATTGGGCAGCAAAGATGGGGCTGATCAAGGCGCCAGAGAAAGTCGGGAGCGATGCACGGTGAATCGCAAGCGCATGGCGCCGGTCAGTGCCGACACGCCGGTGGCCGGCTTCTACAAGTCGCGCATGGTGCGCGGCGGTCCCTGGGTGCCAATCCGCATCTGGCTTGCACCATCGACGGATCCCGTGACCGGCGAGGAACTCGACCGCTCGCCGACGTGGCACGCCGAGAGACTTGGCCGCGAGATCGACGTCGATTTGGTCTGGCCGTACTGCGCCGCCCATCCGATCGAGGAGTCCGAGTACCGCTTCCTGCTTGCCGATCACAAATGGGCCGTCGAGCACGACCCGGATGCACCTCAAGCATCGCCGCGTAGTCCCATCGATCACATGAAAACCAAACCGATCTTCTAACGGGAGAACACCATGGAAGGCTCAGCGGCCCTTGCGGGCCACAACTCCGGGAACCGGGTGCAGATACTGCGCGATGAACTCGCCGAGCGTCACCAGCCTATCCTTGCGCGCGCCGACGAACTCAGCGCCGCCTACGGGCGGGCGCCGGCTGCGGTGGACTCTGACGACATCGCCGGCCAGATGGCCGACTTCGTGAAGCAGTTCTCGACCGCAATCAAGCGCGCGAACGACGCCCGCACCGCCGAGAAGGAACCCCATCTTGAGGCCGGCCGCGTCGTCGACGGCTTCTTCAAGGCGGTGATCGATGGCCTGGAGGCCAAGAAGCGGGCCCTCACTGATCGCCTGACCGCCTACCAGCGCAAGAAAGCCGAGGAGGAGCGCCAACGTCGTCTGGCCGCCGAAGCCGCCGCGCGCGAGGAGGCCGCCCGCAAGGAACGCGAGGCCCGCGAAGCCGCCGAGCAGGCCAAGGACGACGACTCCCTTGCCCATGCGATTGCCATCGAGGAAACCGCCGAGCAGTCCAAGGCCGATGCGATCGAGGCCTCGGCTGCCGCTTCCGCGAAACCGGCCGAGCTCTCCCGCACCCGCGGCGACTACGGGGCGCTCTCTTCGCTGCGCACGTCCTGGGTTTTCGAGATCACCGACCGCGCGGTGCTCGATCTCGAGAAGCTCCGGCCCTACTTCGCTCCCGCCGATCTCGACAAGGCGGTCCGTGGTTTTGTCCGCGCCGGCGGCCGCGATCTCGCCGGGGCGCACATCTACGAATCGACCACAGCCGTCGTTCGCTAGGAGGAACCCATGGCTCAGGCGCAGACCAAGGCTCAAACGCCAGCGAAGGCGGCGCAATCCCAAGGCGAGGTGGCGGTGTTCCAGCCGCCCCGACTGCCCTTCCATCCGGCGATCGAGGAGAAATTCGGGGTCAGCAAGACGCAGTGGCCCGCTCTCGTGGATGCGGTGTTCCCGGCCGCCAAGTCGGTCGACGCCGTCGTGCTCGCCCTCTCCTACTGCAAGGCGCGCAACCTCGACCCGTTCAAGAAGATGGTCCACATCGTGCCGGTGTGGAACTCCCAACTCGGCCGTGAGGTCGAGGGCGTGTGGCCCGGCATCGGCGAGCACCGCGCCACGGCGACCCGCACCGGCCGCTATGCCGGATGTGATGCAACCGAGTTCGGCCCCGAGCAGGAGCAGGCCTTCACCGGCCGGGTGAAGAGCAAGGACGGCTGGGAGGAAAAGAGCGTCACAGTCACCTTCCCCGAGTGGGCGCGGGTGACGGTCTACAAGATCGTCCTCGGCCATCGGGTCGCGTTCGTCGGTCCCAAGGTCTACTGGCTCGCCAACTACGGGCGTCGCGGCCGCTCCGATCTCCCGAACGAGAAGTGGGAGCGCTCGCCCCATTACATGATCGAGAAGGTCGCTGAGGCGGCTGCCCTGCGTCGGGCGTTCCCGGAGGAGCTCGGGGATGAACCGACGGCCGAGGAAATGGAAGGACGGATCGTCGACGTGACGCCGGCGAACACAATGGGTGGCCATCCTGCCGATCCGCCGACGCGCCCGACGCGCGAGCAGTTCCGAACCGAGGCCAGCCAAGTCACCGACGTCGAGCCGGCGCCGGCCGAAGCCGCGACGATCGAGGGCGAGGCGCAGGACTCCGGCGCTGCAGCTGAGACCGTTGGCGATTGGGAGGCCGTTCTCGACGACCTCACCGAACAGCTTTCGGTCACGCAGGCGGACACCGACATCGAGGAGGTGATCGAGGCCAATGCCGAGCGCATCGGGTATCTCCCGGCTGCGTTACTTGAGCGCTGGGAAGCCGCCGTCGCCAAGCGGCGCGATGCCCTCAAGAAGGCGGTGCGCAAATAGCCATGGCCGAAGCGCTCCACGCCCTCTCATTCACCTGGGATGGGGAATCCATGCGCCCCTTGATCCCGAAGGCTGCCGACCGGCAGTTCGTCTGCGGCCAGGTCTACCGGATGGAGATCCGCGAGGAGCGCTCCGGCGCATCCCATCGCCACTTTTTTGCAGCGATCGCCGAGGCTCACGCCAACCTTCCCGAAGGGCTGGCCGAGAAGCTCGCGACCCCGGATCACCTACGGAAATACGCCCTGATCCGCGCGGGCTATCGGGATGAACGTTCGATCGCCTGCGCCTCGCCCGAAGAAGCGAAGCGGATGGCCGCCTTCATCGAGCCTCTCGACGATTACGCCTTCGTGGTCGTCACGGGGGCGACGGTCACGGTTTACACCGCGAAGTCCCAAAGCGTCCGCGCCATGGGCAAGACAGAGTTTAACGAGAGCAAGCAGAGGGTTCTTGACGTCGTGTCCCAACTCATCGGGACGGATGCCGCGACCTTGAGCAAAGCGAGCGCCGCATGATCCTCCGTCGCCGCAAAGCGCCGAAGCTTGGTCTGCGCACGGCGCCGCAACTCCGCTCGCCGAGGCATCTCAAGTTCGTCCGCGGCTTTGACTGCGTCATCGCCGACCAGCACACCTGCCGCGGCAAGATCGAGGCCTGCCACGTCCGTACCGGAACGGACGGTGGGATGGGGGTGAAGCCGTCCGATTGCTTCGCCTACCCCGGATACGAATCCGCACATGACGAACAGCACCGGATCGGAGAAGCGGCCTTCGAGCGCAAGTACGGCATCCGACTCCGCGCCATCGTCGACGACCTCTGGAAGCGGTCTCCGCACCGCATGAAGGCGGAAAAGAACCAAGCTCGTAGCCACGCCCGATGACCACCGATAAGGCCATGACACCGGAAGCCCCTATGGACTCACTGATAGAACGGCTGGAACGGGCGATGGAGGGGAGCCGCCACCTTGATTCGTGGATTGCTGCTTACGTCGGGATTGGCGAATGGAACCTCAGCGAATGGCTGAGCGTCGTCAAAGACCCGACGTTCGGTCCCGAGCCAGCAATTCCCGAAGCGCCCCACTATACCACCAGCCTCGACGCGGCTCTTACGCTCGTGCCGGAGGGGTGCATTCTCGACGGCTTTTCAATCTGGCCCGGCAATGCTCGCGCCACGATCGCCGCTACTCACAAAGACGAGAACGGGCAGATTTGGCACGGCACCTTTGATGGACGCTGGCAGGCAACCGCGCCAACGGGCCCACTCGCTCTCACCCTCGCCGCCCTCAAGGCTCGGGAGTCCCACCGATGAGCGCCCCGATGACACCGGAAGAAGTGCGAGAGGCGCGGCGGGGCGTCGATGTCGCGCTGCGCGAAAGCATGGGGACAAACCCGCTCGCCCGCTACGCCCGAGAGCTGGAGAGGCACGCCGAGGCGATGGCGGGGCTGGCCAGTGAAATCGTCAACCGGCTGTTGTCGTTCTGCGATGCGTCGAATTGGGACAGCGACGGCAAGCGCGGCGACTATTACCGGGGCTGGAAAGAGGCCACCGATGCGGTGCATGAGATCGCCAGCGACTTCCAAGAAGCGGCTTATGCAGAGGCCCGCCCACCCTCCTCCCCTGTACCGGATGCCAGCAAGGCGCAGACGGACGAGACGAGGGCGGGGGAGATGCGCTGCTCTGTTTGCGGCGGGACAGGAAAAATATCAGCGCCGACAACGCTTGAGACACACGGCCACGCCGCCGATGTCGAGCGGGTTCAATGGGCGCGTGTACACCCGATCGTCTGCCCCAAATGCGGCGGCTCTCCCACCACAGCACCGGACACAGCCATGACCTCAGAACCGAAGGCAGCCAGCGCCGCACTGACCGACGCTCAAATCAAGCACATGGTCGATCGCTTCCTCTGCTGGCGATTGCCAAAACCATGGCACCCAGACAACGGGATTAGTTACCGGCGCCCCAATTTCCTCCATGCGCCGGCGGATCACGATTGGCCGGTCGGAACCAATCTGTTCGACGCGGGACAGGCCGAGGCGATGGTTCGGAACATGTTAGAGGGGATGCCGGTAGCGCCATCCGCGCAGACGGACGGGGAACCATTCATCATTTGGATCAACGACAAGCCCTATGACGTGCGGGATTGGTACAAGCAGAACGGACACGACAAGCTTCCGCCCAGCGTCACCATGTCAGCTATCGACATGGCCTGCGCCACGGAAAGGCCGATGGACTGCCGCACATGGTACAGGGAAGTCTCGCCAGATCATGTAAATGATGAGTATTTGCGCCCGACAGACGCCATCCTGCTGAAGCCCGGCATGCGCTTCTACGATCTGCCGGTCCAGCATTCGGCAGATTTCCCATACTCGAAAGTGGAGACTGGGCCGCGTGATTTGCCGTGGCGTGCCGCGCCATCGGCGCAGACGGCCCCCTCCTCCCCTGTACCGGATGCCAGCAAGGCGCAGACGGACGAGACGAGGGCGGGGAAACCCATTGCCCTCCGAAACTTCGGATACGCGCCGGGCGGCTACTGGGTCCATTGCAATGATTGCGGCGAGAAGTTCGACGGCGACAAAAGAGCGTGGCGCTGCAAGTCGTGCGCGACGGTAGCGGCAGTCCAGGCTCAAGCAGAGGCTGCGACCCCAGCACGCACCCCCTCGCCGGACATAGCGGCGCTGCGGGAGCGGGCGGAGAAGGGTGAGGGCGCGATGCGGGCGCTAGTAATAACGGCTCACAACCCGGACGGCCCTCCGGCGCTCAAGTATCACCCGCCGATTTGCGACGAGGTTGCCGACCTGATCCGCGACCTTGCTGCCGCCCTCCCCTCGACGGGGACGGGGGAGCCCGCGCATCGGTACAGGCATGTAAAGAGCGGAGGCACCTACAAGGTGGTCGCACACGGCAAGCTCGAATGGTCCCTGGCCCCCGTAGTGATCTACGAGGCCGAGAAGGACGGCACCATTTGGGTTCGCCCGGAGGCTGAGTTCTTCGACGGGCGCTTCGAGAGGATCGCCGCCCTCTCGTCGCCAGCGAAGGGGGAGCGGTGATGGAAACCCTCGGAACGCAGATCGCCACCTTGAAGGCACTCCCCGGCTATCCGTGGCTGCCGTGCCCGATATGCGGGGGAAACGAGGGCTGCTCTCACGTCGCGCCAGAACGTGCGCGGGCCGCCATACCGGGCCTTGTTCTTCCCATCACCGACATGATGGCCAAGGAGCAGCCATGACCACCAACCGCCTGCTGATGCCAGATTATCCGACCGAGGAGATGATCGACGCCGGAGCGCAACGGCTCGTGCGCGTCGAGGACGGAACGAAGTGGCCCGACAGTTTCAGCGTCGTTGAAGTCGCCGCGGCCAGGAATGAGGCCGTGCGGGTCTATCTCTCCATGGTGGAAGCGAGGCCGAAACCACCCGGACCGCAAGACCCGCCCCGACCGCAAAAGCTGAGGATGATCGCATGACCACCAACGATGCCGACGTGCTGGTGCTGGCGGAACGGATCGCGGCGTCACTCGATGCCGTGCTTCCTCTACTACGTTCCATCCAAGAGCACTGTGGCCCCGGCGACCACGACGAGATTATCGCCCGCGCGGCGGAGAATTTGAAAGCCTACCGCGCGCTCCGGGCGACGCCCGCGCTTGTGAGTGATGTCGAAGAAGTGGCTCGGGCCATATGTCGCGCCGCAGGCAACGATTGGGATGAGTTCACCGGCCCAGCCCACATGGAACATGCCGAGGCTGCAATCGCGACTCGCGATAAACAGATAGCCCTGCGCCGCGCCCTCTCACGCCCGGTGCCGGAGGGGTGGGTTGCAGCCGAGGTCGCGCCGCGAGAATGGGAAGGCAAGCTCGCATGGGAGTACCACCAGTGGAGCGGCGAGATTAAGCAGAGCGTGATCCCGCCGAACTACTCACGGCGGCCGAATCATTGCGCGGGCGTGTTCTTCATCCCGATCCGAGTTCCCGCCGCCCCGGCACAACGGGAGGACTAGCATGGCAGCCTATCGTTGCGAGGTAGCTTACTACTCCCCGCCGCTCCATCAGAACGTGAGGACAGGTAAATGGCCGGGAAGGTGAAAGCTGTGCGCGATCCGGTCGAGAAGATCGCCCGCGAGATTTGTTGGCTCGGGTTTCAATCGCCCCGGCCCGAGACGACCAAGGCGAAATATTGGGAGGAGATCAGCGAGGGCGCCCGGCGGAACTATCGCTGCGATGCACGCCGGTTTGTCTTTCTCTATCACGCGCTGCCCGTTGATCTTCTGAATGAGACGGCCGAGCCCGTCACCCCCGCACCGAAGCCACGGAGGAAGAAGTGAGCCAGGATGAAACGCTGACGTGGGACCTGGACCTCGCCATCCAACTCACCCGGCCGATTGGATCGAGCGAGCATCGAGCCCCGATGATTCAGGCCGTGGCCCAAGCCCTCCGCGAAGCCTACGAGCGCGGCGCTACGGAGATGCGTTCGGCTGCGGTCGAAATCTTCGTCGCGCCGTCTGACCTGGAGTCACACGCCTTCGTTGTCAACGGAGAGCGCATAAAAACGGAAAATGGGGCCGCACGTTTTCTTGTCACCGCAGAGGTCAGCAAGATGCTGAACGACCGTGTTGAAAAAGTCCGCGCCCTCCCCGCCTCCAGGGAGACGACAAAATGAGCGACTGGATGTGGTGCTACGAAAACCCCAAGGAAGCCGCTGCCGAACTCACCCGGCTCACCGCCCGTGTGGCAGAGCTGGAAGCGAAACTGTCCGAATCTTATGCCTCGCATCGCACCTACGCGGCCGAAATGCGTGATTCTATGGATCACCTGATGACCCGCGCCGAAGCCGCCGAACGGGAGCGCGACGAAGCGCGCCGGGAGATCGAGAGGCTGCTCGGTCGCGTTAACTCGGTCGATGACTTCCTCGTCCGCAAGGGCCTGTGGGACGAATACGTTGACCAATTCCGCAAGCTGGCGTTCGCCGCCATCACACCACAGGAGGGCGGGAATGGGTGAGACGTGCGCGCAGATTGATCCAAACTGGCGTGAGCCTGTGCGCTGGAAACTCCGACGAATTGCCCAGCGGCTTTGGCGGCCCATTCATCTCTATTTCTATTGCCGCTTCATCTACCGGCATCACATGCGCCTGATCCACCGCTTCAATCGGCACTGGGTGCGGCGCATTGGACCTATTGAGCCGAACGGCGCGATCTTTTACCGATGCGAATGGTGCGGCGAGCACAAACCCAAGGAGGGAGCTGATCATGGCTGAGGTGGAGGGCTTTAAGTTTTCGCCGGAATTGTGCACGGCAGGAAAAACGTTCAACGGCTTAACAGGGACTGACCATGGATGAGGTGGAACTGGATGAGAGGGCGCGAGAATTGGCGATTGACGCGGCGATCACGGCTGTCACGGGCCATGTGCGCCGCGATACTGCCGCCGCAATGATCGACGCGGGAATCCGCGCCTACCTCCGCACCGCTGGCCTTGTGTCTGTCCCAGTAGTGAAGGAGTGAACGTGACACATCCGATTCCAGACGCGGCGCTTGACGATCGGCTCGGCTTTGTCGGGACGGCGGGCAGCGGCAAAACCTACAACTCCGGCTCCGCAGTCGAACGCCTGCTGGACAAGAAGGCCCGCGTCGTGATCCCCGATCCGCTGGGGGTGTGGTGGGGCCTGCGGCTTATGCCGGACGGCAAAACCCCGTCACCCTACCGGCTGCCGATCTTCGGCGGTCCTCATGGCGATCTGCCGCTGAACGAGCACGCCGGAGCTCTCATCGGCGAGACCGTCGCGGGCATGGCAGAAAGCTGCATCGTCGATCTCTCCGATCTCGGCACCAAGGCGGCGGAGCGCCGGTTTATGCTGGCATTCCTAACCGCCCTTTATCGGAACGCGACCGGCGAGCCCGTGCATGTGGTGTTCGACGAGGCCGATATGTGGGCGCCCCAAAAGCTCATGGACAAGGACGGCGACGCCGCCCGGTTGCTGGGCATGATGGAGACCGTCGTGCGCCGCGGGCGGGTGAAGGGTTTCATTCCCTGGCTGATCACCCAGCGGCCCGCCGTCGTCTCGAAAGACGTTCTGAGTCAAGTTGACGGGCTGGTGGCGTTCAAGCTCACGTCCTCGCAAGACCGCGATGCATTGGGAAGCTGGATCGAAGGGCAGGCCGACCGCACGCAGGGCCGCACCATCCTCGGCTCGCTGCCGACGATGCAGCGCGGGCAAGGCGTGGTGTGGGTGCCGGCTCGGGGCGTTCTTGCGACGGCCGATTTCCCGCTCAAGCGCACCTTCGACTCATCGCGCACGCCGAAGCGTGGAGAGAAGAAGGCATCATCCGGCAGCCTCGCGCCACTCGATCTCGGCGCGCTGAAGGAACGCCTCGCCACAGTCGAGACCGAGGCCAAAGCCAACGATCCGAAGGCTCTGAAAGCCGAGATTGCCGGATTGAAGCGGCAGTTGGCAGCGGCGCCGACCGCCACGCCCGATACCGCGTTGCTGCGCGAAGCCGAAACTCGTGGCTATCGTGACGGATATGCGCAAGGCCGGTTCGACGCATGGAGCATTGCTGCAACCGACCTTCATGGTCTTGAGTCCGACATTGCGGCGCACATAGCGGGGATCACAAAGGGCTGGTCTAACCGAACGATCAGCGACCACCCCGCCGCCAGGAAGTCAGCGGACGTAGCTCAGCGGATAGAGCATCGGGTTCCGAACCCGAAGGCCGCAGGTTTGAGTCCTGCCGTTCGCGCCATCCCCACCGGAGACGGCGAGAAAATGTCGGCAGCCGAGCGGAAAATCCTCTCTGCGCTCGCGCAATACCCGGGCGGTCGCAGCAAGCGCCAAGTGGCGATCCTCACCGGCTACGCGATCAACGGCGGCGGCTTCAACAATGCCCTTTCTTCGCTGCGCACTAAGGGCTGGCTTGAGGGTCGCGGCGATCCGCTGCGGATCACGGAGGCCGGTCTGTCGGCGCTCGGCTCCTATGAGCCGTTGCCGACCGGACCCGATCTCCTCGCCCACTGGCTCCGGCAGCTCGACAAGGCCCCACGCCTGATCCTTGAGGCGCTCGCGGGAGCCTACCCGGAGCCGATGGATAAAACATCGCTCGCGGCCGCCGCTGGCTATGAGGCGAACGGCGGAGGATTCAACAACGCACTATCCCGCCTTCGGACCCTCGAACTGATCGAAGGCCGTGGCGAATTGCGTGCATCCGATGATCTTTTCTAACACCTGAGACTAGGAATGACTGCCGCCCGGAAAATTATTACCTTCGCTGAATTGCTCGGCATGGTGCCTATCAAAGAGCGCCAGCTTCGGGCTCTTTTGTCCCGTTTGGGCTATCAGGCGGCGCCGGGGTGCAAACTCTATTTCAGTCCTGCACAGGTTCAAGAGGTTCAGGAAGCCATAGTATGTCGCTCAAGCTCGTCGCCCCCGGCAAGCGGAAGAACAACAAATTCTATCTC